GGCTGACGAATCAAGCAGCCCTTTTTGCCCAAGCGTTCCAAAAAATGCAGCGCGTGGCTCTTCTTCAAGGAAACCTTCAAATGTAGGATTAATCGCCATAGCTACCTCTTAGAAAAGTCCGTATCGTTCGCCAATAAATTTAGCAAAGTTTGGAGCAGCAGGAGCTTCGCTTAAGTCTGCCCCTGCTAATGGAGTTGACTGTCTTGCGTAGTCAGCCCACATAGTATCCGGGTCCATATAACCTTGCAATGCTCTTAAAGCAACTGGGGAGTATTTGCCTCTTTGCGCCTGTTCAGCAAGGTTTGCTAAAAACCCTGCTTGTGAAGCAGATTCAGGGGCTAACATTTTAGAAGCAAAAGAGCCGGGAGCTACCCCTCCCATGTCTTTTTGCGATAAAGCTTGAAGTTGTTGCCCTATTCTATTTTGGGCTTGCCTTCCTCCGCCTTGGAGTGCACCTGCTGCATACTGTGAAAAAGATGGACTATAAGCAGCAACTATTTGTTGATCTAACGCTCTAATTGGGTCATCAGGTCCTGAGTAATCATTTACCTGCTGTCGTCGTAAAGCGTCTTGGTAATCTTTTGTTTCTTGGTCGCTTAAACCACTCAAGTCTTGAGTAAAAGGAACTGGGGTTCCTGTTGTACCCATTAGCGGTAAAATTTGTTCTGCTTGGTAAGCAGCTTGAAAAGGGGAAAATTGACCCCGCATAAATCGACCTGCTGAGCCTTGAAGGTTTCCAAGACCAGCTTGATCGAGTTCGTCTAAAAACGCGCCAAACGCGCTAGCTTCTTCTAAAGATTGACGGCGACTTGCTTCAGTTTGGAAAGTAGCAGGTCGGTCGGTATCACCAAAAGCGTAAGCAGCATTAGCAGCTTGTCTTTCTATCTCAAGTTCTTCTGGTGACTTGTATGACCCATCAGGTTTTTTAGGGTCAACAAAAACATTGTTAAATTCAGGTGTGGCGGGAAGAAGTTCTTTTTCATCAAAGTCTGCTTGACTGCCTCCTGTAAAATCACCTTCAAAAGACCGAAACTTGCCGGGTTCGACATTTCTATCTATATACGTAGAAAAACTTTGGTCTTCAATAGTCTGGGCAGCTTCTTCACCTTCAAACTCTTGAAACCTAGCTAGGTCATTGTTTGCTCTTTTTTGGTCATTAGCAGCTTTTTCCTTTGCCTCTTTTTCTCTTTTTTCAATATTTCTTTTTTGCTGTGCGCTATTAGTGTTTTCTTTTTGCGCTGCAAAGTCTTCTTCTGTAATAGTTGCATTATAAGCAGACGCAGGAATGTATTTAAACGCAGGAATAACACCTAAGCGTTTTTGCATTTCTCTTTTTGCTTCGGCTTCCGTATTTGCTTCAATTGTAAAAACTTTATTAAGGCTAGGTCGGTCGTAGTTACCGATGCCTCTTACAGCTATTGAGTATATTGCCATTGTTTATGCCCCGTTAAAAGTCCGTGGTCCGGGTCCGCCCGGAGTACCGGGAGGTGCTTGGGCGGGGTCTCCCGCTCTAGTAAAACCCTGCATTTGTGAAGAAAGAATATCATTAGATATACCCGGAGGGCTAGGTTGCTCTCCTGCACTACTTTCAGGTGGTGGCTGTCCGGGTTCTCCGGGTTGTCCGGGTGCTCCCATTCCCCCTGCCATTGCTTGAGCCTGAGCCTTTAATTGCTCAAACTGCATGTCTTGAGTTTGCTCTTCCATATTTTCTTGCTTAAGAGTCTTTCTCAAAAGGTCAATATAAATAAGAGCTTTCTCTTGCTCGCCTGTTTGCGTTAACCCTTCAATCAAGGTAATTAGCAAAGCTTTAGGTTCAGTTACGTGCGCTTGCTGTGCACTAATTGCGTTCTTGAACTGTTGAACATCTGTGACTTGCAAGATGTTTTCTAGAATCCAATCATCCGGAGCAAGAGGACGGTCTCCCTCGCGCATCATCTGCGCCATTGTGATTAGCTGAGGGTCATCTTGTGGCATACGAACACCAAACTTAACTTCAATTGCCCCTGCTCCTTCTAAGTCAGCAGGTTTAATTTCTTCATTAAAGTAATTCGAGATGTCGTTGTACCGTCCGGTTACATCTATTGCTTTAAATCCACCAAGCTCATACTGCATAGTAATAAGTTCAGTAATCTGTTTATAGCAAGAGGTCATAGCTTTTACTCTTGGCTCAATTTGATGAGCAGAGCCTTCTTGCAAAACTTTGGCTGCAAAGCCTGAGATAGCAAAAGGAAGTTCTCCGTAGCTTACGTTCGATAAACCACCACGTTGAAGTTCGCCAGAAACAATTCCAACATATGCGGGAGCGTCTACTGGCATAGTTACTTCATCAAGTAGCTGAATATCAGTCCCTGCTGGAAGCGGAACTTCCGAACCGTCCTGCCATGGGTCAGAATCTAAAGTTGTAGTTCCGTCAGGAGAAACAACTTTGTATGGTCGCCTTACAGCGCGCCGGACAAGTGTCTTATACGCACTCATTGCAAAGTTTAAATCGTCATAAAGCTGGCGGTTTGAAGCAAATATAGACTCCCCAAAATCCCTAGAGGTGTCATCGCTAGCTGTTTCACTTTGAATCCAAGGGGCTGGACCAACAGCACCTAGGAATACAGGAGCAAACGACGTGCCATTAACATCTTTGATGTTATGTTTGGTTAGTTTTTTGCCCCACTCAGACTGGTCATTGCCTTTAGCAATAATAATTCCATGCTCTTCACGGTCATAGTAGTCCCAGACAGCAACACCACCTATGCCACCGTCTTTTTCTATTTCTGGCTCAACATCAATTTTGTACTTAGCCTTAATGCTGGCAGCAGACCGTTTAGTTTTTTGCGCTAGCCAAACAATTCCGTCGTCATCCATTTCATAAACACAATGAAGTGGGTCAAACGGAGTGATGTCTACAAAAGTACTTCCATCTTTTCGTTTGTTTAAAAGTGCTCGACCTGCGTACCAGCCACGAAGTACAGCGTGAAAGGCAAGTTGCTCCCGAACTGTTGGCTGTCCTAGTCGCTGCATCCGCTCATCGGCTTGGTTAAGTGAGCCTATTGCCAGTTTTTCTTTTTTACTTCCGGGTTCTCTGTCATCGACAGCAGCACTCATGTTTACCCGAAGGGACATACTGGCATTAGTAAGATACGAAATAATCTTATCGGCAAGAATCCGGGGGGCGTTAGAGGTGTAACTCTGGTATCCCGCGCCAGCGTCATGGGCGTTCATTCGGTAAAGCCCGTAGTCGTCTTCCATTCTGGCGCGCCTACTGATAAATCCGGGGGACTCCCAGACGCTTTCCAGCATAGTTAACAACTCATCTATTTTTGCCAATTTACCACCTGTTTACGGGAATTAGTTTGCTTTGCCCTGTAGTTCTGGCTAGACCAAAGTTTGATACAAGACCGTAGGTTATAGCTTTTACTCCGTGATTGAAAGCGTCCTTTGGAGTTTTACCTACAACGTTTCCTTCTCTATCTGTTCTCCAAGTATAAACATGAATTTGGTCATCAAAAGGGTTAGCGCAAGCACCTAGTTCAGATAATACCCCTCTGCATTTAGGATTAAAAACAATGCTAGGACTATGCGTAATAGGGTTTTCTTTTAGATACGTATTAAATCTTTCGATGCCATCCATAATACCAACACGCTCCGAGTGCATGTAAAGCCCAGCCTGTTGCAACCACGTATCAACAGGTCGGGATTCCCCAAAATTATGGGCAGCAATATCAATTACACCGCTTGATACATCTTGCCACCAAGGTCTTGTCTGGCAAACGTCAATTACTTCTTCTGTAATCTTTAGCCGTTCGTAAACTTCGTCAATAATACGGACTTGACCGTCGATTACCTGAACAGCTTCTACTGCATAAGCAGACTTTGTAACCTGTGAGTAACCGGGGTCAATCCAAAGATGTACTGGTTCGTTAGGAACGTACTCAACTTCATCAGAAACATGCCTAGCAACATCAAATGTGTCGTGGACAAGCCCTTTTGGTGGCGCGGGTTTACCTGCAATCCGCTCGTTAAACCAGTTTTCGGAGTGAAGTCTTTTTAAAGACTCAATTTCAGGGTCTTCTTCTCCGCCCGGATAGACAACACGGTTAGTCCAAGAGGGTAATGAGAAGGAAATAGCGTCATCGCTTGCGTTATAAAATCTCCACGACTCCCATTGGGACGGATACCAACCCAATGACATCTCAAACGTGCCTTCTAAGAACAAATACCCACGTTTTTCTGCGATACGACCACGAAGTCTTAGAAAACTGTCGTAGTCAATCTGCGATGCTTCGCAAGTAACCACCATTCGGGGGGCTTCCATAGCCAAACTTCGATAATCGTTGGCAGACTTTGTTTTTATTTTAAATAAACCGGGGTTTTCTGCTGTGCCACAGGCTACTTCCATCTCGCCGGGGTCAATACGCTTGGTTTGCTTATACAAAAACCCAAGCTTGCCTAGCATGTCAGTTAAATAGTTCCACTCTGCACGGTTTCGTTCATAGTCAGCAGCCACCAGCCAAACGATGTCTCCGTCAACAAACTCATCAAGTCTACTGATGATGGAAAGAGCACCCATAAAGCTCTTACCCGCACGTTCCCCGCCCGCAACAAGCTTAATTCTTGCCGGGTGGTTAAGAATTTCGTCCTGTTCTTCCCAAGTATCTACACCAATCGTAGATAGAAGGGCTTTACGGTCTGTTAGTTCAATCAAGTTAACCTCCTAAACGTACTAAACCCCGATGCAAGGAGGCTCAAGCACCGGGGCTTAGGTGTCAATTAAAAGCCTCGCATTACACCCTGCTTCGGCTGATTGTAACCCTAACGAGGTAGTTTAGTGAGGAAACACCCCGGATGCATACAACCTTGACTACTCCAAAATAACACATCTTTAACACCTGTTATAGCCCGAAAGAGGAGAGGGAAGGGGGGGACTATAGGGGGGGATGGGAGTGGTGTTAACTAACAACCCTTTTAATAGGGTTGTTAGTGAACTACAACAAGGTGTTACAAGGACGCTACCTGATGTAAGGGCGAACCCTAGGAAAAAAATAAAGCGTCAGAGGGGTGTCTACTCCTTCTATTTCTCCTATTTCTACACCCTACCCCCTCCTGCTTCTACTACCCCTACACCTACTACTCCTCCCCTCACCACACCACACAAACCTAACCTACACGGAGTCTCCCCATGTCCCATTTAACTCAGCTTCGCTGAGACCACTTAGAACTACTAGCACTACTAGCTGCTACGTGGTTTCCAATTCTCAACTTTCTCCAACTTCTCCAATGCGTCGACGGGCTAGAGAAGAACCCTCCAGCTTTTTCCGGTTTTTGGCTCTCTCTTCGTTGGCATTATGCGCGGGAAAGAGGGGCAGATTTTGTAAATTTTCACCGTTTTGACTAGGGCTATAATCATGCGCCCACGCCCGGATTTGGCTGCCAAATCTTCACACTGCGCCAACCGCGCGCCGGGCTTCGCCCCGTCATCGGTTCGAGGTTTTCGAATTTGTTCCGAACGGCAATTTAATATTCTATATTATAACTTTTGCCGCAAAAGTTTATGAAAAAGAGACAGCCAGCAAATTTCCGCTGACTGAACAAATTGAATCTGGAGTTTCCAACAATGCCTAGCATTAACCTTACATCGAAGCAAGAACTAGTTCTCCGACCGGCTCTTGACATCGACAAGTACAAGAAGCTTGTACTCAACAAGAAAACTGGTCGAACCGACCACAAACTAGTTCGTTCCATCTTGATGGAAATAGCCGTAGCCTTCGGAGTAGCTAGTGACTTCGGCAAATACGACAAAGGTCGTAACATTCGTCGCCGACTAGTCGAAGTGGCTGACTCAATGACCGACACTAGTGTCGCTTCGGTTTCTCAAGGAGTGAAACTAACTAGTGGCTCCGTCGATTTGGGAATGGTCGTAGAAACTAGCGACTTCGCCACCAAAGAAGACTTGGGTCTTCTTGGAGCAAGAATCGACAAACTTGCTGAAGCAATGAACCTCATTGCTGCTGCAATTGCTCCAAAGTCGTAAGACTTACCAACTAGTAACTAGCTGCTTCGGTGGCTAGTTGCTAGCTAGTTCTTGGATATTGGTAGTCCAAGCTGACGAGTTACCTTCGAAACTAGCAACTTGTTCATGAAAAGCCCGAATACTAGGAGTAAACCCCCTTGCCATCACTATTTCAACTTCAAACATCTTGCCCTAGCTGCAATGGAGAAGTAATTGTTCTCCACAAAGGACGAAGAGCTGGCAAATTGCTATGCAATTCTTGCCGATGGATTGGAACACTAGCCGAAGCAATTAGCTAAAGCTAGCTGACCTGAGCAAGTCAGTAAACTGCTCAAGTTTCTAAACTAGTTACTAGGAGTAACAATTGTCACGAAGTTATAACACTAGTGAATGGTTCAAAGTCGAACCACTTACTAAAGTAGACCGACAACTAGCTGCCAAAGCTGAACGGCGGTCAATCAAAGTCCAACTAGCTACTGGTAGCGAAGACCCATTCTGGTTCAAAGCAACTGCTCACAGCGATGTTGTACTGAACTGGGTACAAGTTGGTTCATGGTTCAATGACCCAAATCTAGCAACCGAAGCACGAAGGAAGTAACGATGGAAGTATTCAAAATATGGCTTGGAGACTACGGACTAGTAGTAAGGCAAGATTGCCCTTACTACCCTTCGGAGGACTGGAAGTTCTCTGTCACCAAGTTCTCTTGGTCACAAAGGACTCCGCAACTAGTTCGGAAAACAGCGGAGTCACTAGTTGAGTGTTGCTTGGAAAAGGCTGAAGCGAAGACACTAGTTGACGCTGAAATCGCAAGTTCTAAACTCGACAACGACGATTTAATCATTAATGTTGCCAAAGGATTTAACTGGTAATGGAAATTTACATAATAACTAAGAACGTTTACGGCAACGACTTGTTCTACGTCAAGAACGAGTTTGATGCAAAGGTAATAAGACGGTTAACTGGTCGTAAAACCGTAAGTCCCCAAGACATTGACGACCTAAGTATCTTAGGGGTCAAGGTCAGAGTCAGCGAAGAGGCTCAAGAAGCACTAGGCTGGACTGCCGAAGAAGCTGGGACTAAGGCAGTAAACGAAGCCGACATGAAAGCTTGGAAGCGAGATAAGCTAGCCAGCTTTGCTGCTTCAGCAAAGAAAGCTACGGCAGCTAGATGGGAAGCTTACAACAAGACTGGCAAGAATTTCTTTGGAGAGGAGTAAAGGGTTAACAGCGTAGTTAGATATTATACCATATCAATAGATATGGTTTAATAATATAGTGGCAAATTCAGCAACCGACCCGACGGTTTTCGGGACAGTACTAAGGAGTTCAGCAATGGACATCATCACCGGAAAAATTACGAAGGCTAAAGCAGTTGGAACTCACTTGGAGCCAGCTTACGAAGGTACTTTAACTGCTCGCCAAGTTCGGAATATCCGAAAATACCTTCGGCAATACACTTGGCTTCGAACTTGGTGGGGCTTCGATGCTAAGGCTAAACGCTTTAGCTACCGAAACATCTTGGCGATTGCTCAGTTCGGTGACCCTGACGACAGGGCTTTTAACCGTTCAATCATAACTCGTGAAATCTTCGGCAACGAAGTGTTAACAGTAGAGGAGGCTTAATGTTTTCAGCCCTAGTAGTTGGTCATTGTTGCTTAACTCCATTCGTGGTAGTTACTAGCAACCCAGTTCCAGTTGGGACACTAGTACGGTGCAATTACTGCCAAGCACCGTATGAATTTAATGGCACAGAGCAAAGAGGTTAAATATGCCAGTTAGAGAGAAAATGTGTGATTGGTGCAAAGTAAGTGAGGCTATGTTTGGTGCTAGTACGAACGGTGAACGGTACTGTTCAACTTGTGACCCTTATGCTTGGGCTGCTTTTGTTAACCCTGATACTTACGAAGAGAACAAGCGAATTGCTCTGATGAGAGTGGAACGCCGCCTCTCAAATATAAACCCGACAGTAGAGATGAAGCGAGTTGATGAGGTCACTAAGGAATGGCTTCCAGCTAGTAGTAAATGGGTTAAACGTAAAGAGCTAGTTGCTGCTCGAATTGCGTTTGCAGTTATGTTCGTAGCTGTCGTAGTGGCAGTAGTTGGAATTTATCTAGTAGGAGGAAAGTGTTAATGGTTAAAACTAGGAACTGGGTAGTCTGGGTTGGTGGCGTTGATGACCACTACAAAACAGAAGCTGAAGCTTTAACAGCTAGTAAAGAGTGGAAGGCAAAAGGTTACGACGATGTTCAAGTCGAAACTTGTCTTTGCGATGAGGAGTGTAAGTAAATGGCTAGCATAAGCGACAAGAGGATTGTTGACGAAATCACTAGTAACAAAGGAGTTTACGGGGCTGGTACAGCCGAAGCTGACCCAGCAGTTACTCATATTATCGAGTATGGAAATATGTTTGACGGTGGAGTTACTTACTCACTAGCTTGGAGTGAGGAGGAACACAAGCACCAATGGGAGACTGGCTTCTTCGCTTGGAAGAGGCTCTACTGGACACTAGAACGTGGTTTCTCTTCGACGATTGACGGAGCTAGTGTTCTAGGAGATACGGCTGGAGGCTGTGAGTAAATGGGACTTAACGATTTAGTGAACTTCGGTTCGGAACGCTCTTCTGGAACTTTCCAGAAAGAGACAAAGTTTAAAACTGTAA